ATTGCTACACCAGCGTTTGTAGTAAGAACTAGGTTACCATCATCTGTAACGCTTTGTACAATACCAACAGTTGTACCTGTAGCATTGCCAATCCAGTACCCTGTGTTTAGTTGAGTTGTAAAGGTTGTGCTTGATCCAACTACTGCGTTTGAGTTAGTTGCGCAAGTAACAGTTCCTGTACCCGCAACGTTTGGATAACTTGCTATAACCTGTACAGGTGAACTGGTAGTCGCAATTCTGACCTTATCAGTCTGAATATTTGCGCTAGCATTTGCGCTTGAACTTGCTGTGTAAACATAACTTGCCATAGTGTAATTCCTAAATCTTTATACTATTTATGTCAGATCGCAGATTACTTGATATCAAGTGGGCGCTTTTTTGTGGCAACAATAATATAGTATTTTTCCATCATTTTGATTTGTTCGCCGTTTGGATCTTTTAAATCTTTAGGCATACCAACTTCAAACTTAAAGTCTTCGCAAGTATCAATATTAAATCCAGTACGATCTAATAATGCTGCTAGTTGTTGAATTCCAAGAATACTATAGTGATTAGCATTAAACTCGTGTTTACGGTCACAGTCGGGCTGTGGAACTTCAATATAAATTTTATGATGTTGCTTTAATATGCGATTATATTCCATCAATGTAAAGATGGGATATGGGCTATGTTCTAATGTATGTCTACAGAAAATAAAGTCTACACTTTCATCATAATAGCCATCTTTTTGTGGAAGAAAACTAAAGTCATATTTTTTAATAGTATGCCCTTTATCTTCACAGATTTTATTATCAATTGGGCTTAACCCAACACCCGTTAAATTAGTGTATCCGCGACTTTTCATCTCATCTAAAAAGTAGCCTGGACCTGCACCCATATCAAGAATTGTAGCATCTTTGGGAAGGTTCAATGGATCAATATATTTTTTTACAACTTGTTTTGTAATATCTTGATGAAGTTGGCTGTCACCCTCGTCATAGATATGTGTGGCATAAAGCCATTCGTTATAGAATTTTAATTTGATTAGATCAAGTGTTTGGTTAATATCAACTAAATTTTGCATTGTAATCTCTCTGTTTGAGATTACTTATTCTTTTTTACTTTAGTCTTTTTATTTTTTGTACCATACCCTGGATGACCTTTTACAGGGCTTACTTTATGTACGTCATCTGCTTCGTGACTGCGCATATCATTGAGTTTTGTTATACGTCCAGCGCCGATCTTTTGAGCAGTTTTTTGTACCATTTCCATTTCAGCATCGCTGTATGCTCTTAGTAATGGATCGCCACCTGTAGCAGTTTTATCTTGAACTTCCATGTCAAAGTCGGGAGCACCTGCCATTGCTATACCAAAACGCCATTGCATATAAGGACTACCGCTTGTACGGTTCATACTAAGATCAGGCATACTTAATGCTCCGGGAATAGCATCCATTACGCCGTCAGCATATAAACTAGGGTCGGCAGCGTTATCGTGTAACCCCTCTTTAATAAATTCTCTTGCTCTCATATAGTTATTTATCGAAAAATAATTTTTATTAATAAGAGTTTAAAGCAATAACCCTTTATCTTTTAAACGTGGTATTAAAAATTGTTTTACATATAACTCATTAGATTCTGTTGACGGATGGGCGTTATCTTCATCAAATGTATAATTATTGTCTCTGACCCATTCGTATTGACCGCATGATTTGTTATATAATAACCAATTATCTAAATTTAACATGTCATAATAATGTTTAATACAACTATAAACATTTTTAGACAGTATTTTTGTTTGATGAAATTGTAAGTAAAGGTGCCTGTCGTTTACAAATGGGTTATTGGGATAATGAAAAATATCTGCAAACGTTAAATTTATACATTTTATTCTTTTTGCATCACAATAATTTTGTATTTGTATAAAATTTTCATAACTTTCAAGAAGCAATTGTTCTTTAGAATTAAACAAATACCAATCTTGAATACGTTTTAAAACTTTATCATTATCAAAAATTCCAGTTAAATTCCACGCGGGGTTTTCTAAAAACCCACTTTTTTCAAAAATTGTTTGCATATCATTAAAATTTTTATATTCATAATTAATTAATGCAATTTTACTTACAATTTCATCAAAATCAATAGTTTCATTTTTATTTAAATATACACCTTTTCTATCGATGCTTGACCACATGGGAATTACCAATATGTCTTTTGCATTTACATTATTTTTTAAAAGTTCTTCTGTTTGGTATATTAATGATCGACAAATCCAAGAATTACTGGCACCAATGGCTGCTCTGTTATAAACAGAAATGTTTGTTAATTTTTCTAAATGATATGGCCATTTGTAATAGTGTAAAGTTGGTATAGATACACCAAAACTACATCCCGAAGTAACTATATGTTTAATCATTGTTATATTTAGTTTTATTTAACAGATAATAAGTTTTTATACTGTTGAAATTTATCGTCACGATCTTGCGTACTAGCAGGCTTATCATGCGGATTGATTTTTTTAGTGACTGCTTGTGTATTACTAAAATCTTGTACATTTGGCTCTACGCGATCTTTAAAATATTGTACAGCAATTTTACTTGCTATATCAGGACGCTTTGCTAGTTCAGGATGATTTAACAAATCTATTTTTAATATTTTGCCCATGCGTTCATAGTTGCCACGACCTGTTAATTGTATAAATCCACGACCTTTATATCTTATTGCATCACTGGGATGCTTGTTACCTAATGCCTTGCGCATTGGTATATTGTTCCAATAACGATGCATTAAATATTTTTTATCACCTTGTTCTTCCATAGCAACAAAGTTTCCTGTTTCATGACTGGCTTGTGCTAACAATTGTGCTAGTTCGTGTCCTTTCATACCGGCTTGCTGCGCAGTTTTAGCAAGATAATTTTCTATCTGTGTTAATGGTCGCTGTGGTTTGGGCAATTGATGGCTTGCTTTATAACCTTGCGGTAAATTACTTGGTGACAGATTAGGAAGACCTGACAGTGCAGCCAAACCTAATGCTCCGGCAGCCACCTTTTTACGCCAGTCTTCTTCTAACTCTATATTTTCAAATTCATCTAATCTCATTTGATGCCTATTACCATACTGCGAATTAAGTCGCCGTCTTTGTCATGGCTTTTTACAGTGCCACTATATAGATATTTACTCAATGGATACATATTTTTCATACTATCTAAATCACTGGGGCATCCATTGCCTAATTCAATATTTTCTGTTTGAAACAAACATAGTTTGCCCTTAGGTATATTATTATACCAATCGGATCCTTCTATATTGTTGACGCTTGGATTTATAATACAATCATAATCTTTATAATCCATAGCATTACAATCATTGAGTATGTGTTTAACGCTAGGATTTAATTTTTGACTAATTTTTAAACAACCAGGTTCATTGTCAATTGCGGCTACTTTATCTACTACTTTAAATTTTTTAAGAGCATAGGGTAATATGCCATACCAACTGCCTAATACTATTGCGTGTTTAGGATGTGCTACATCTTTGAGTTTACGTGCCATCCAAATACGACTTAGTATTTGGTCGCGGCTCATGCTGCCTTCTAAATTATCAGGGCTAGCCTCATTTACATGTAACTCAAAAAGTCTCATTATGTGCCAAGTACTTGATTATTTTGAGTACCTAATCCATATGTTGGGTTTTGATTTAAAATCATTCCCAATGAAATGTTTGCGTTAGCGGGAATTAATTGATAGCCAATGATATGATAAAGCGTACCTGTGACAAACGGGTCAACGTTAAGATTTACATTACCTGAATCGTCTACAGTCATATCATAAGTTGTAAGTGGGCTGCCTATGAAGATAGTTCCCTGACCACTAAATTGTAGTGTAGTTAAATCATTTTGACTTAATACAGCATTGATTGTTATGCTTTGTGTGTTTGCCCCACTGTCAGTGCTGTTAATTTGAAATGTTGCTTGTGTGAAGTTATTTGCTGGCCAACTGAATATAGTTTGACTAGTATTTCCTGTAGTTACAGCATTGGCTAGATTATAACTGCCACCATTAAAAAGACTAGAAAAGTTGTTATTAATTTTCTCAAACGCAACTCGTAACGGATCACCTTGCCCGTCGTTTGGTGCTGAACCTACGTTAATAACTTGATATGTTTGTGTGGTCATGTTCTTTATCCTGTAACAGTATTTATGCTAAATACGCTTATGTTATTTTGGTTATTAAAATTCTTACCCGCACTATTAATCCATGGTTTCATGGGTCTTGCTGTAATAGCAGTACTTCTTAGTTTTATCCCGTTAATTCCCTATAAAATTGTATTGAAATGGGGTGGAATTGTTGCTGTTGCGCTTGGATTGTTCCTAGAAGGCGCATTATTAACCCAGCAAGCATGGGAAGCACAAGTAGAGGCACTACAGGAAAAAATCAAGATTAGCGAAGAAAAAGCAGCACAAATCAATACTGAAGTAGTAGAAAAACTTGTCACTCAAACACAAGTTGTACACGACAAGGGCGATCAAATTGTCAAGTATATTGATCGTGAAGTTACAAAAATTGACAATACTTGTGAGATTCCACCCATTGTTATTGCGGTACACAATGCGGCTGCTACAAATACTCCAATCGATGAGCAACCGTTAACACCAAACACACTAGTAGACACAGCAGGTCATAACGCAGCGGCGGAGCCAAAATGAAAAAACTAATCCCACTATTATTAATATTGTCAGGCTGTGCTACTGTTCCAGTAGAGCGTCATTTCCCTGAGGCTCCTGCTGAATTACAAGAACCTTGCGATAAGTTACAAACTATTGACACTCCACAAGTTAAGTTCAGTGATTTCTTAAAAGTTGTAACACACAACTATACTGAATATCATGTCTGTGCTGCCAAAGTTAAAGCATGGCAAGATTGGTATAAGTCTCAAAAAGACAACTTTGATTCTGTAAAGTAATCAACAACTCTTTCAGCAATAAACTCTACTTCACTATCTAATAGTTCAGGGTGTATAGGTAAACTTAATAACCCTCTACATAGCATTACACTTGTACTAATCATGTCAGGTTTTTTAAGATATCGTGCTACTTCTAAATTGCTTAATGGGTTTTTATAATGTATGCGCACATCAATAGCATGATTCCACAAATAATTATATAGTTCATCACGCCATTCAGTATATATAACAAACTTCTGATCTGCGTGATCATTTTTATTACGACTTAGACAACGTATAGGTAAGTGTTCAAATCTATCAAGATAGTAATTACGAATCTTTCGTCTATGTTCTTGCCAATCATCTATATATCGTGTACGCACTAATATCTGCGCACAGTCTTGTTCACTCATACGACTATTGGTACCACTATGTGTATGTTCACCTTTAAAGTTACTACGATACTTCAATGCGAAATTGGCTAGTCCATCATCATTAGTTAATACTGCGCCGCCATTGCCACTACTTGGTAGATTTTTTGTAGGATCAAAACTAACTGCCATTGGAGTAGTATCTAAGTATATGTTTTTATGAATCAACCAATGTTGTGCGCCATCTAGTATTCTACGTTTATGTAATGCGCCAATTGTGTATATTGGACTTGCTCCATATAAACCCACATGTACTTCAAAGATGTTATGTTTAGGTTTATTCCAATCAATATCTTCTTCAATTAATAAACCATTTTTATCTGTGTCTGCTATTTCACATTCAAAACCAGCATTTAGAAAAGCATTTAGTGTTGCTACATATGTAATATTTGGTATACGTGCGATTGGCTTAAAGTCATAGGGATTTTTAAACATCTCATAGTGTGCTATACATTCTAATGCTTGTGTACCGCTGTGTAGTGTTACTGCGTAATTATAGCCTGTACGCATACATAACCAATTTTCAAATTGTTCTGTATAGTGTCCGTCCATGTATGTGCCACTAGATAATACACGATGTGTAGCGTCTAGTAGTTCTTTTGACAGGTTACGATATTGTCTATCTAGCCCAAAGTGTGGGATTTTGTATGAGCCATTCATGGTATTTTGTTAATCCTGTTTTCAAGTCAGTGTTTGGATTATATTTTAATTCAAGTACTGCTTTGACTATATTTAATGCGCCACGACTTGGGTATTGATTGTTCTTATCTTTAATAACAATATTGTTATTGTTGCCAACTAGTTCTCGTATTAGTTCAGCACATTCATATATGGTTGAGGCATTGCCGCCACTCATATTGTAAGTTTTGTTATTGCTAATATCAGTTGTACTTGCTGATACAATGCCATCAACTAAATCATCTACATAAGTAAAGTCAAGTTTTTCATCAACACCATTTACTATTAGGTCTTCATTATTAAGTGCCGATGTTAAAAATTTACTTACTACTCTGTCATTAACATCTAATGGACCATACACAGCACTTGGTCTTATGATTGTATATTTTAAATCTGTGTTTTTACAATAATCTTTAACTAGCCATTCACCAGACAATTTTAATATGCCATATGTACCAATTGGATTACACACACTGTCTTCTGATATATAATCGTCAAAGTCACCATAGACCATGCTACTACTCAAGTGTACAAATTTCTTGACGCCAAACATTACACTGTATTCTAATAGATTAAGCAAGCCTTCAATCATTACACGACTGCCTAGTTGTGGATTAGTGTTTACTACTTTTTGTCTTGGGAAACTTGCTGTGTGTATTACAACATCGGGTGTATATTCATCTAATAACATTTGTACAACTTTTTTATTACAAATGCTGTTAGTGCTAATATATGTTGTTTTAATTTTATTTTGTCTAAGATTTAATAGATAATCTAACTCACTTTCAGGAATAATGTTATAAGTTGTTTTAAGATCAAGTATCATAACTTCATGCCCTAAACTTTCTAGTTTAGAAACAATGTTATGTCCTATAAATCCCAACCCACCAGTGACTAAAAATTTCATTCCCACTTTAACCTATACATCATATAATCAGTATCAGTAAACATAGCCTGTATAGCAATTTCATATCCCAAAAAATCTAGCCTAGGGTTTGTAAAAAATACACAATCTTTACAACGTTCCATAACCCATCTACCATGTTCTGTTTGTTGCCATTTATAAATAGGTTCTGCTGCAAATAATTCAGGGTCTTCTACGTCACTCATATTAAACCTATGTACTATAACTTTTTTCATATTGTTAGAGTACATAAGTTTTTGTTTTATATCAATTTTAATGGTTAAAGTTTACTTAACAATCTATCAGTTTCAGGCTGTACAACTTTGGCTACGTTTTCTACGTCAAGTATAAAATCAACACCAGTAATATAGGGATCCAGTTCTTGTAATTTTCTGCTAATTGCATCTTCTACTTGTTCTGGATCTAATCCCTGTTCTAAAAACTTTTTTATATTGATTGTTTGTTGACGTTTTCCGCGAAGTTTAATAACTAACTTTTTAATAAACTCCACAGGAATTTTTTGCTTTTCAACGTCTTCAAGTATATGTTCCCATTTCTTAATAAAATCTGGACTCATTTTATACTGTTACTTTTGTTTTTACCTTCTTGGCTTTTGCAACCTTTGTTTTTACAGGTTTGCTTTCAACCACATCACTACTTGGGTCAAGCATTGCTGCCTCTTTTAACATTCTATCGACTTCTGCTAATAAACCTTTTGCCTCTGCACTCATCTTAGCAGCCTGTGTACGCAAGTTATTTGCTAATGCACTATCACCCAACGCTCCATTTGCAGATTCTACAGGAATGTTACGTGCGTCACGATTTTCACGCATCTTACGTGCAACTTGTGCTGGATCTTGAATGCCGCGTTGACTATCAAGTTCTGCCATTCTGCGAACAGCATCTTCACCCTTTTCCATTTCGTCAAGAATCTTGTTAAGTTCACTTAACTTGATTTGCACGTTTGGTTGTGGAATCATAACAATGTTTTCACATTGTACTTTCTTTAACATGCCTTCAGCATGTAATACTTGTAATATGATTTTGCCGTCACGTGTATGTGTACGATTTAATGCGTCAGCAAGGTCTTTGCTATTTTGTCCAATATCACTGTTGATACATGCAATTAATGGATCATGAATGTTTTGATTTAATAATTCTGTGTATACAACTAGAGCCATGTGTGGCTCACCTGGAACTTCACGGAAAACTACTGCAACTTTTCTGTCACCGTGTTTACCAACGTGTCTTGTAAATGCCATATAAATATTCTCCTATTCGTTGAATATTTAATAGTATTTATGTTTGCCAAATTTTTTATTATGACCAGCGTAGATCGTACCACGCGGCTTCTCGCGGGTCTTCAAAACTTACATAACTTACATCATTACTATAAAAATACTTTTTTTCGTGTAAGAAATAACGCCCATTTAAATTATGTAATACCCATGACATTGAATCATGTGACACACTAGTGACACATTTGGTAAAATGAAATGGTTCGTAGTCTACACTACGTGTTTCAAAATACGTAAGATAATTTGTATCTTCTATCATGATTGTGGATTTTTAATTAAATTATACATCATTTCTGTTTTATTTAATAATTCTTGCAGCCCAATATTGTCTTGACTGGCTTTTAATATATCACGCCACAATAACCATTTTTGATAAAACTCTTGCTCAAGTTGATGTTGTGGATCAACATGAACAAGAGTTCTATTAGTTTGCCCAGGCTTACGAGCATAGACAGTTTTACCACCGTCAGGGCTTTCATATATAACAATTTCTTCTATGCTCTCTACCATCATGCGGCTAGTTCTTCATGCTCATCATAATATGCCCAAGTGCCGAACGGGGGTTCAATATCTTTTGAGCCATGAATAATCCAAGTAGTTTCACAATAGTCAGGATCGCCCCAACTACCAAACGGATAACCGTCAGTGAATACAATCAATCGCATTGGTTCTAATGCATTGTTACGTAGATATTTGAAGATACAAGTAAAGTCAGTGCCACCACCGCCATGAATTTTGTAATCTTCAATGCTATCCATATTTTCGCTAGTAAAAGTTTGATAGTTGTAAACCTCTGTGTCAAACGTAGCGATGTTAAGACGCCAGCCTGCAAATTGATTCAACATGCCTGCAACTTCACTGATTTGTTGTCGTGCCATTTTTTCAGTAATACTACCCGACAAGTCAAGAAAAACAGTAACGTCAATTTCTTCATCGGGTTTCATACCGGGCATTACAGCATCCATGTCCCAACCTCGGCGTGATGGGCGCAACCAACTGTAATCAGATTTAACAGTGCTCATAATGTTTTGATTAATCAGTTCACGCCAAGGCAATACAGGGTTAGTCCATTCTTTAACCATGCGTTGCACACCTGCAGGAGTACTGCCTGGGTCAGCCTTAGCAGCGTTGAGAATTGCCTCACGCATTTCTTTGCGTAGTTCTTCGCGCTCCTCAGCAGTCAATGGTTTAGGGCGTTTACTATTACCATTTGGGTTACCATCGGTTTCATCGCCATCACCATCACTATCGCCATCACCTTCGCCTGCCATGTGTTCATCAATCATTTGATCAATTAAATCATTAAGATTAATCTTTTCGGCATTCTCATATAGAATGTCATAGATTTCCTCACTTGATTTGCCATCAAATTTTTGATCATATAAGCAAGGCACACTTTTAATAAAACTACCCACTTTATGACGTTTAAGGTCAGCATTAACTGCGTAGTCGTTAGCAATATTAAACAATTGAGGGTCACGATTGCCACGGCGTTCAATGTGATCATACACAACGTGTAACACTTCGTGACCCACAAGAAATTCAAGTTCAGAATTTTTTAGTAACTGAACAAAACGCGAGTTGTAATAAAAGTTGCGACCATCAGTAGCAGCAGTGCTGCACCATTCATCAGCATTAATAAGTTTCATGCGCGTAGCAAGATTACCGAAAAATGCCTGTCTGAGTAACAGACCAATACGTGCGCCAATTAGTCGATCACGTGCTATCGCATCAATTTTTGGATCAGTTGGGCCAACAAGTTTATCAAACTTGTCGTTTTTGTTTTTCTTTTTACCTTTAGTACCTGGTAATACATCACTCATAATAGCACCTGTAAGTTTGTCATTAAGTATATATTATAACAAAAAATGGGGGCTTTTGCAAGCCCCCTACACACAACACTATTAACGGTCTTGACCATTTTCAGTGATGTACTTGCCATACTTCTTAAAGAATGCGTCAAAGTTTTTCAACTGACTGGGTTCTAAAGGAAGTTTGTATGTCTTAAGCGCAATACGTGCGCCCATAACAACTAATTCAGTTTCAAAGTTATCCATCATATAACTGAAGAAGTTATCAGCCAATTTATGGAACTGTTTAGTGTCAATGCGTTTGTTTTGCAGTTCATCGCGCAATTTGTAACACATGCTAATAGTTAGGCTGTACATAGCACTAACTTCCTTAACCTCAAGTGTTTTGACCTTGCCGTTAAGTACGTCCTCAACGTTGGGCATTTTAGCACTAAGTTTACGATGCGTCATAAACTTGTGAGCCATACCCTCGCCAACACTACCTGCAACTAAGTTAAACAGTGTATCGTTGTCAACGTCTGATTCATCTGCTAAATAGTCACTGACCATTACCCAACTACGCGGAGTAGGAAATGCGTTACTTGCACTCTTGCTATCAAATTCATACATATCTTGTTGTGCAAAACTCAAGTAACCAACAACATCCTGATGAATGCCTTTATTGACAGCCCAAGTTTGCCAAGTTTTAAAATCGGGACGCATTTCAAGATGCGTAAAACGATTTTTTAGTGGCATTGGCATACGATAAGTAACACCCTTGTCACTTTCACGATTACCAGCAGCAACAATAACAACATTGTCGGGCAATTTGTATTTGCCTACACAACGGTTAAGTACCAATTGATAACCTGAAGCCTGTACAGCAGGTGCAGCACTATTAAATTCATCCATAAATAATACAACAAGTGGATACTGGCTAGCGAGTTCCTCATCAGGCAGATCGATTGGGGGAGCCCAGTCCATTTTGTTTAATTCTTTATTGTAAAATGGAATACCGCGAATGTCAGTGGGTTCCATTTGCGCCATACGTAAATCAATCATCAAGCCGCCCAACTCCTCTGTAAGTTGTTGAACACTTTCCGATTTACCAATACCTGGAGGGCCCCAGATAAAAACTGGTCGTTTTGTTTTAAATGCTTTCAGCAAGGCCTTTCGGGCTTGTGTAGCGGTTAAAGTTAAATCACTCATAATCAATCCTCTGTTGTGTGTAAAAGTAAATTATACAAAAAATGTTTTTCAATGTCAAACAGTATATTGCTCATAATTGCGAATAGGGCTGTAGTTGTTAGTGTGTTTTTCATCAAACTCTACAGAAATTCCATTTGCTTCCAATGACTTAAGCAATGTACCCAAATCACAATCTTCCTCAAGATAAACAGTTTTCC